AAAAGATTGGCTCACTACCTATGTAGATGGTCTAGAACTATTAGGTCTTAAAGTAGAAGATAGAACAGAACCATGGCCAGGTGCATGTAATGTGTACCATCCACTCATGACTGAAGCGTTAGTTAAGTTTCAAGCAGAAACGATGATGGAGACTTTCCCAGCCGCAGGTCCAGTTAAAACACAAATTATAGGTAAACAAACTCCAGAAAAAGACGCAGCAGCACAAAGAGTTAAAGAGGATATGAACTATCAGCTTACTGACTTTATGCCTGAGTATCGTCCTGAACATGAAAGAATGTTGTGGGGACTAGGCCTAGCGGGTAACGCGTTCAAGAAAGTGTATTACGATCCGAACTTAGCACGTCAAGTGTCTATGTATGTTCCAGCAGAAGATATTGTAGTTCCATATGGTGCGTCATCATTAGAAATGGCAGAACGTGTAACTCACGTCATGCGTAAGACTAAGAATGAGTTACGTAAACTTATGGTGGCTGGCTTCTACAAAGATGTAGATTTAGGTGAACCGTTCCTAGACGTTGATGAAGCAGAGAAAAAGATTGCTGAGAAGATGGGCTTCAACCCAACGGAAGATGATCGCTATAAGATTTTAGAAATGCATGTCAACTTGGATCTTGAAAATGGAGATTCAGAAGATGGCATAGCATTACCATATATTGTAACCATTGAAAAAGGTACAGGTACCATACTTGCTATTAGACGCAACTGGAATCCTGATGATAAGTTAAAAGCTAAACGTCAACACTTTGTTCATTATGGTTACATTCCAGGCTTTGGCTTTTATTGCTTTGGCTTAATCCATTTGATAGGTGCCTTCGCAAAATCAGGTACTATGATCTTACGTCAACTTGTAGACGCAGGTACTCTATCGAACTTACCAGGCGGTATGAAGTCAAGAGGACTTCGTATCAAAGGTGATGATACTCCTATTGCTCCAGGTGAGTGGAGAGACGTTGATGTACCATCAGGTGCTATCCGCGATAACATCTTACCGTTGCCGTATAAAGAGCCTTCACAAGTTCTTAATCAGTTAATGAATCAAATCATTGAAGAAGGTAGAAGATTTGCTTCTGCTGCAGATATGAAAGTATCTGATATGAGTGCAAACTCACCAGTAGGTACTACATTAGCAATTCTTGAAAGAACTCTAAAAGTAATGTCAGCTGTTCAAGCGCGTATCTACTATGCGATGAAACAAGAGTTTAAATTACTTAAAGGCATTATTAGAGACTACACTCCAAAAGAATATTCATATGAACCAGATGTTGGTGACAGACGTGCTAAACAATCAGATTATGATAACTGTGATGTTATACCTGTATCAGATCCTAACGCAGCGACTATGTCTCAAAAAGTTGTGCAGTATCAAGCAGTTATGCAAATGGCACAACAATATCCACAAATCTATGATTTACCAGAATTAAATCGTCAAATGCTTGAAGTATTAGGCATTAAGAATATTGGTAAATTAGTTCCAACAGCAGAAGATAAGAAACCAAAAGATCCTGTTTCAGAAAATATGGATATCATTAATATGAAACCGGTTAAAGCATTTATATATCAAGATCATCAAGCTCACTTAGCTGTTCATATGGCTGCAATGCAGGATCCAAAACTTATGCAAATGATGAGTCAAAATCCTCAAGCACAAATGATTCAAGCTGCAGCATTAGCTCATATTAATGAACATATTGCGTTTGAATATAGAAAACAAATTGAAGAACAATTAGGTGTTCCATTACCACCACCTGATGAAACTCTTCCTGAAGATGTTGAAGTAGAGTTATCTAGATTGACTGCTGCTGCAGCTCAAAAACTTTTACAAAAAGATCAATCAGAAATGCAACAGCAACAAGCACAACAACAACAGCAAGATCCGCTTGTTCAAATGCAACAACAAGAACTACAACTTAAAGCGCAAGACTTGCAAATTAAAGCTCAAAAAAATAAAGCAGATATTCAACTTGAACAACAAAAACTTGAACTTGAAAAAGAAAAGCTTGCATCTCATGAAAGAATTGCTGGTGCACAAATTGGTGCTAAATCAACTCTTGATAAAGAAAGATTGCAAACAGATCAAACAATACAAGGCGCACGTATTGGAATGGAAGCAACCTTTAAGAAAAAAGAAATGGAACATAGAAAACAAGAAATGGCTATAAATGCTGTTGATAAATTAATTGATCATGGGCATAAAGCCGATGCTAGAAATTTAATAAAGGAACAAAAACCACAGGAGTAATAAATCATGGACCAAACGCTAGAGCTATTATTGTCTCAAATAGAGAATCAGCGCAAAACAGTTTTAAATAATTTAGGAGATGGAGCAGCAAAAGATTTTGCTTCGTACCAAAATATGGCAGGATATATTCGAGGTCTATCCGTTGCTGAAGGTTTAATAAAAGACCTTGCACAAAGAATGGAGACATACGACGATGAGTGATCAAATACTCACAATGAATAAAAATCTGTTAGATGCAAATGGTCGACCGATTGTTATTCCAACGCTAGATGCAGTAGAAGCAGAAGATATACCGATTGAAGAAAGAGGCTTACAGCTTCCAGAACCAAAAGGATATAAAATTTTATGTGCAATTCCTGACGCTTCAGAAACATATAAAGGCGGTATTGTAAAAGCAGATTCAACTAGAACTGTAGAAGAACATTCAACTGTAGTTTTATTTGTAGTAAAAGTAGGGGACCTAGCTTATAAAGATGAGACTAGATTTCCTACAGGTCCATGGTGTAAAGAGGGTGATTTTGTTCTAACACGTGCATACGCAGGTACTAGATTTAAAATCCACGGAAGAGAATTCCGCATTATTAACGACGATACAGTTGAGGGGGTTGTTCAAGATCCTCGCGGCTATACTCGCGCATAAGGAGTAATATATGGCTGAGCAAAAAGAAACTGAGATAGTATTTGAATATCCAGATGATGATGAAATATCAGGTAATAAACTTCCTGATGAAAAAGAAGTTTTCACTAAAAGTGAAAAGAATGAAGTTAAAGTAGAAACAAAAGCAGATGACATTGATCTTGAAATTACAGAAGATGACATCCCCACTGCTGATAGAGGTAAAGAACCCTTACCTAAAGAAAAAGTAGAAGAATTAGAAAATGATAATCTAGAAGATTATTCTGAACGAGTCAAACAACGTATGGCTCAGCTTAAGAAAGTTTGGCATGATGAAAGACGTGCTAAAGAATCTGCTGACCGCGAACGTGAAGAAGCAATTAAATATGCAAAACAAATTGCTGATGAGAATAAAAAATTAAAATCAACTTTAAGTTCAGGTGAAGAAGAATATGTTAAAGCTGTAAGTAGTTCATTAGAACATCAGTTATCTATTGCTAAACGTGATTATCGTGAAGCTTATGATGCTGGTGATACTGATAAGATTATTGAAGCTCAATCTAAGATGAACGATGCTCAAATGCGTTTATCTCAAATGCAACAATATAAGCCTCAGTATAAAAACACTTTACAAGAACCTGAAAAAGATGTATATATACAAGAAAATAGACCTCAAGTTCCAAAACCAGATTCAAGGGCCTTAAATTGGCAAGAAAAGAATGACTGGTTTGGTAAAGACGAAGAAATGACTAGTCTTGCTTTAGGGGTACATGAAAAATTAGTTAGAAGTGGTATAGATCCCACATCTGATGAATATTATCGTCGTATTGATAGTACGATGCAAAAACGATTCCCAGAATACTTTGGGGATGCAACGCTAGACGAGGACCAACCCGCCCAGCGCACTAAACCTTCGAATGTTGTTGCTCCGGCAACGCGTAGTACCGCGCCTAAAAAAGTACGATTGACGAAGACACAAGTAGCGTTAGCCAAGAAATTTGGACTAACACCGGAACAATATGCAAGAGAAACTTTAAAATTGGAGAACGCAAATGGATAATTTAAGACTAGATCGTGAACAAGATACAAGGGATGATTTTCAAAGACCTGATAGCTGGCAACCTGCCTCATTACTACCTGAGTTTAAAAAGGTACCTGGTTGGGCTTATCGATGGATTCGTACCAGTGTTATGAACGAAGCTGACAATCTAAATGTATCCTCCAAAATGCGTGAAGGATGGGAACCCGTTAAATTAGCGGACCACCCTGAAATGAAGTTAATGGTCGACCAAAACTCTCGCTTCAAAGAAGGCGTTGAAATTGGTGGATTATTACTTTGCAAGATCCCAGAAGAGTTTGTTGCACAACGTAAGGCTCATTATGCTAATCAAGCAAAACAACAAGCCGATGCAGTTGACAACAGCTTTATGAAACAAAGTGATCCTCGTATGCCTCTGTTTGCAGAGTCAAAATCTACGACATCCTTTGGTAAAGGTAAATAATATAAACAATAAAGGAGATTAAAATGGCATATCCAACCATTAATAGTCCTTATGGTTTTCAACCAATTAATCGTTATGACGGTATTCCGTACGCCGGGGCAACTTTACAGATCCCAATCGGCGCTTCGTACAATACTGCAATCTATAACGGTTCTTCAGTTAAAATCGTAGCGGGCGGCACAATTGAATTATCAGGAGCTACAACTACCGGTACTATTATCGGTGTTGCAGTTGGTTTCCAATATGTTAATTCAACAGGCCAAACAGTTCAAGCTCAATACTACCCAGGTACTAGCGTTACTAACGCTATTGCTTACGTAGTTGTTGATGCATCAGCTGAGTTCAAAGTAACATTAACAACTTCAGGTGCTCCTACAGTAGTAACAGGTGCAAATGCAACTATTGTTGGTGCAAACTTAGCTGAAATCCAAAACGGTACAGGTTCTTCATCAACAGGTAATGCACAATCATCATGCGTTATTCCTGGTACTGGTACAGGTTCAGCAACAACATTACCATGGAGAGTAGTTGCAGTAGTTCCAGACACAGCTTACTTGTCAGGTTCTACAGTGCTTTATCCAGAAGTACTTGTAAAAATTAACAACCCACAGTTAACTGCCCTTACCGGCGTTAATTACACAGCTTAACTAAGGAGAATAAAACATGGCTATTTCACGTGCACAGCTCCTAAAAGAGCTCTTACCAGGACTAAATGCATTATTTGGTCTAGAATATAAACGTTATGGTGAAGAATCTAAAGAAATTTACGAAACTGAAACATCAGAACGTTCATTCGAAGAAGAAACAAAACTTTCAGGTTTCTCAGCAGCACCAGTCAAAAACGAAGGCACAGCTATCGCTTATGACAATGCTCAAGAAGCTTGGACAGCTCGATACAATCATCAAACTATCGCTCTTGGCTTCAGCTTAACTGAAGAAGCTGTAGAAGATAACTTGTATGATACATTATCAGCTCGTTACACAAAGGCTTTAGCTCGCGCTATGGCTTACACAAAACAAGTTAAGGCTGCTGCAGTTCTTAATAATGGCTTCAACACTTCTGGTTCTTACAACGGTGGTGATGGTGTTTCATTATTTAACACAGCTCACCCACTTGTTTCAGGTGGCACAAACAGCAACACTCAATCAACTCCAACAGACTTGAACGAAACAGCACTAGAAAACGCTGTTATTCAAATCGCTGCTTGGACTGATGAGCGTGGTCTTTTAATCGCTGCTCAACCTCGTAAATTAGTTGTTCCACCAGGTAATCAATTCGTTGCAACTCGCTTGCTCGAAACTGAATTACGTGTATCAACAGCTGATAACGATATCAACGCGATTAAGAACAATGGTTCTATCCCAGAAGGTTACACAGTTAACCACTTCTTGACAGATCCAGATGCTTACTTCTTAACAACTGATGTACCTAACGGCATGAAACACTTTGTGCGTACTCCGTTATCTACTTCTATGGATGGTGACTTCGATACAGGTAACGTTCGTTACAAGGCTCGTGAGCGTTATTCATTTGGTTGGTCAGATCCTCTCGGTATGTGGGGTTCACCAGGCGCTTAATAGCAACTGGCTACGTACTACTAAGGGACCTGCTTAAAACACAGGTCCTTTTTTCATGGTTTTCTTGATGTTTGTTTTCATTCAATTTGAAATAATGCAGTTGTAGAGTGAAAACTCTATATAATTTTAGGAGATTAATATGAAAACATGGACTAAACCAGCAGCAACAGAAATGAGATTTGGCTTTGAAGTAACTATGTACGTGATGAATAAGTAATAGTTTTTTGCTTTAAATTAAGGGGCTTCGGCCCCTTTTTTACTTGCTTTATATATAAAATGTAGTATTATTGCCATATCCGGGTATATCCGGTTTATTAGACTGTCCCGGCAGACGCATATAAGACTAATAGACTTAACTCTATATGGAGAAAATCAAATGGCTTATACAACATTCAGCGGCCCAGTCCGTTCAATCGCAGGCTTCGCAGAACCAGTAACATACATTAAAGCTACAGACGTAGTCGCAGGTGAAGTTACTATTGAAGCAGGTGCTAACGTAGTTATTCTTTCACCAGCAGATGGTGGTCCAGCAACTGAAGCTGCTTTAGTACTTCCACAAGTAGTTAGTGGTGCATTCACTTTAGCTAATCAACCAGCAGATGCTAATTATAACGGTATCAAAGGTTCAGTATTGAACTACGGTGCAGTTGCTCATGTATTAAAAGGCTACGGCACACAAAAAGTTAATGGTTCAACAACAGGCGTTGTTATTCCAGCTGGGTATGTTACTCAATGGGGTGGCAATGGTAACCAAGCTGCACCTTGGGCTGCTGCTAACTCAGTTCTTTCAACAGCTAAATAATTAAACTCTGGGGGCGCTTAGCCCCCTTAATTAAACTTAAGGAGATTAATTATGAGTATGCAATATGATGTAAAACAAGCCCATTTAAATTCTAGTGGTTATTTTATAAAATTCCCTGTGCGTGTCAAAGGTGTATCATTTGCAGGAACTGCTTCTACCGGAACTTTAGTATTATTTGATACTTCTACAACACCTGTCTCATCAAGTGTAACTTATGCACAAGCGGGTACACTTGTAACAGTAACTAAAACAGCTCATGGTTTAAAAACAGGTGATGTTATTGGAATTCATTTTGAACCTAATTCTGGTGTTTCAGCTACTGATGGTACATATGCTATTACTAAAACAGGTGCAGATAATTTTACAGTTACAGATATTAATTCACGTACAATAACAAGCACTGCTGCTATATATACTGTTGGTAAATGGATACTTACTTATGAAAGCACCGCGGGAGATCAATATACTAACGTGCCTTTTATTCCAGGTGAAGGTATAAGAGCAAATACAGGTATATATGCGTATATGACTAACTTAGAATCAGCACAAATAATATATGGCTAACAAGAAAAAAGGTCCTAGCTTAGCAATTGGACGTGGTGAAAAACTTCCTGTATCGAAAGGTGCAGGACTCACAGCTAAAGGCCGTGCTAAATATAACGCAGCTACTGGGTCAAACCTAAAAGCTCCTCAACCACAAGGCGGTGCAAGAAAGAAGTCATTTTGTGCTAGGATGTCAGGTATGCCTGGTCCGATGAAAGATGAAAAAGGCAGACCTACTAGGAAAGCCGCGTCACTTAAAAGGTGGAATTGTAAATGAGTGCAGAACGCGAAGTTATAGAACACGGTGTTGAAATTAAACATATTCAATCAGATGTGGATAGTATTATGGAAGACATGGAACAATTAAAAGCTCGTCTTGATAGTATTGAAAAGACACTAGAAGAAATTAAGGGTGGTTGGAAAGTATTCATCGCTATTGCTACTGTTATTTCAGGCGTTATAAGCTGGATGGTAACGCATTGGTTGGGCAAGTAAATCATGTTAGATAAAATTTTAAACATTTTTAATAAGGACAAAAATATGGAAAACACAAAAGACGATCAAGTTACTGAAGCTATGGTAGAATCTATCGTAGAAGAAGTAAAAAAAGAAGTTAAAAAAGAAACTAAGAAGCAAGGTGTTTCTTGGTTTACTAATTCAGATGCCAAGTAAATCTAAAGCACAAAGAAATTTTATGGCAGCTGCGGCCCACAACCCAGCATTTGCTAAGAAAGTTGGTATTCCTGTAAGTGTCGCTCAGGAATTTAACAAAGCGGACAAAGGTAAAAAATTTGGGAGTGGTGGTATGGCTAAATCAGATATGAAAGAAGATACAAAAATGGACAAAGCTCAAGACAAAGCTATGATCAAAAAAGCATTCAAGCAACACGACATGCAAGAACATAAGGGTGGTAAAGGTACTAAACTAGCTCTTAAAAAAGGCGGCGTTGCTAAAACTGTTACTAAGGAGATGGAATATGACTATAAAACAGGTAAAAAATCATTTGCAGGAACTACTGCACAAAAAGATGCTCATGCTGAAAAAGAAGGTAAAATCGTTGCTAAACATTTAGCATATGATAAATCTAAAGGTATGAAAAAAGGTGGTATGGCTAAAGGTTGTGGTTATGCTTCTGGTGGTAAGGTATCTCAACTAGCAAAAGCTAATGGCATTGCTAAACAAGGTAAATCTAAAGGTAAAATTATTTAAGGATTAAATCATGGCACAATTAAAAATAGGTGGTAAAACCATAGAAGAAATTAGAGAAGCTATGAAAGGTGATGGCAAGACTAGATTTTTTGGTAAAACAAAAGATGAGATTCAAGCTAACCGCCGTGCAATCAATGAATCTTTTTTACCTAAAACTATGCCAGGCGATATAGCTTCGCGTGTAGATTTTAGTGATGAAAAAATGGGTCCTAAATTTAAAGCTGATGCAAAGCCTATTAAAAAAATTACTAAAGAAAAAGTATCTGTTGAAACACCTTCAGGTGATATTGGTAGTGTTGATAGAACCGCTGATGTTATTGGTCCTGATATGTCTAAAGTAATTAAAGAAGCAGCTAAACCAGCAAGAGAATTTACTGCTACTGAAATGGCTCAAAACTTAATGTCACCTGGTTATAATAAAATGAAAAAGGGTGGCGCAGTTAAAGCTAAAAAAATGGCTTCAGGTGGTAAAACATCACAACTAGCGAAAGCTAATGGTATTGCTGTTAGAGGCAAATCAAGAGGAAGGATTGTATAATGGCCAAGAAAACTAAAAAATACGCTGATGGTGGAGATATTTACGAAGGTACGGATCTTGCTCGTGCTATGGGCGTTAAAGGCGTAGCTGAACCTGGTCTAGAAGAAGTATATCCTGAACAATATATGGGTGGAGTAGGTTCTATTAAAGGCGTAGGTGGAAGTGCACTTAAAGCTGTTGCTCCTAAAAAAGCTGCTACTAAAGCATTTGGTGCCTTAGAAAATATGACTCCGGCTCAAAGAGCAGCTCGCGCAGCAATTGATAAAAAAGATGCTGCTGATTATGCTAAAAAAGTAGCAAGGGAAGAAAAGGGATATAGCCAAAGTACATATAATAGGTGGGATAAAGAATATCGTCAAGACCAAGGATTACCCCCAAGAAAACGTGGCAGACAACCACAAGAAATAATGCCTACTGAAAAAGAAATGGCTGAAAAAGATGTATCTAATTTCCTAGATAAATTATCAGAAGAGCGCGGCGGTTACAAAAAAGGTGGTACAGTAAAATCATCTTCAGCATCTAAACGTGCGGATGGCTGTGCTGTTCGTGGTAAAACAAGAGGAAGAAATGTATAATGGCTGATAAAGATAAACAACCGCAACAAGCAGACTTTGATAAAGCTTGGGAAAATTTAAAAGAAGGTAAAATTCCTGCTCCTACAGAAAATGATATGGGCCCATTACCTACTAAAAAAGAAACAACAAAACCCGTTAAAAAAATGGCTAGCGGCGGCAAAGTATCTCAATTAGCTAAAGCTAATGGATGTGCTGTTAGAGGCAAATCAAAAGGTCGTATTATTTAAGGAGCCCATATGGGTGGTGCAGTATCAGCTATAGGTGATGCAGTAGGTGGCGCAGCGGGTTTAGCGTCTAGCGTTGCAGGTTCAATTCCTGTCGTAGGTCCTATCGCAGGTCCAGTAGCTGGATATATTACAGGCGGTCCATTAGGCGCTGCTAAAGCTATCGCAGGTTCAGCCATATCAGGCGGATATGGTGGCGGTGGTGGCGGTGGTGGCGGTGGCGGTGGAGCCCCTGCTGAGCCTACAGCACCTACATATGGTTCCACAATTCCTGGAGCTGCTGGTACTGGAACAACTACACCTTATTACTCACCTACATATGATTATGGTGGTAGCGCATATTCTGTAGATAGCAATCCTTTTGATACATCTAAGTATTTTATTCAAGGTAATAAAGGTTCATATAATATACTACCTGATTTAGCTGATTTGTATGGTAATGAAAACGTGCAACAAAGAGCTGGAGCTCCTAGTGCTAATATCTATGGTGATATAATGAATAAATTTAGTATGAATCAAGATACATTAGCACAACAAAATTTTCAAAAGAACTTTGGATTGCAGTCATACAACCCTAATACAACATCGCCAACTACATTAGCTGGTGATTTTACTGCACCTGATTATATAAAATCAGATATTCAAAATGCGTTGGGTGAATATTATCCAGCGGGTTCTACACAAAAAGATTCAATACCAGTTAATTATGCTGATTTTGGTTTTAAATCAGGGGATACTTTGCAAAATATTGCAAATTACGCTAGAAAAGAAAATAATCCTTTTTTTATGCCATATGCTCCTGGAGATGTAAGACCTGAAGTAGATACACGTCCTAAACCTATTATGCCTGTATCTTCAAATCCTACACCTACACCTGAGCCATTTAGTTATAAACCCGTAGCAGATGCAAGAGGTCCAGCACCAAGAGATTTAGCACCAGCTTCAATAGCACCATCAGGTGTTTATAGAACTGCCGAAGCTCCAAGCGCTACAGCAAGAACAGCAACAACTACACCACCCCCAGGTGGATATAAACCTGTTAATATTAGAACTGGCGGATTAGCTAGTTTAAGGAGAAAAGCATGAGACCTTCAAGAGGCATGGGTGCTATAAAGAAAACTAAACTACCTAGCGCTGTAGAAAATACAATGCCTAAAGGTGTAGTTAAAAAACGTCGTGATAACACAGACTTTACACAGTTTAAAGAGGGTGGTCCTGTAGGACTTTATGCAAACATGAATGCTAGAAAGAAAAAAGGCATTTCACGTCCTAAATCAAAGTCTACAATTGCACCTAAAGCCTATGCAAACATGAAGGCTGGATTTCCAAAAGGGAAAAAATAATGGTAGATAGAACCACAGGACAGACAATTTTTAATTTAGATTTAAATAATCTTGTTGAAGACGCGTTTGAACGTTGCGGACAAGAGTTACGTACTGGATACGACTTAAGAACTGCAAGACGTTCACTAAATATTATGACTGCTGAATGGGCAAATCGAGGTCTTAATTTATGGACAATTGAACCTGGTCAAATTGCAATGAATCAAAATCAAATTATGTATCCATTACCTGTGGACACAGTTGATTTACTTGATATGGTGACACGTACTGGAACAGGACAAAACCAACAAGACATTAATATTAACCGTATTTCTGAATCAACATATATTACAATACCTACTAAGAATGCAACAGGCAGACCTATTCAAGTATGGATTAATAGACAAAGTGGTCAAATAAATCCTACTACTATTGTTTTAGCTGAAACTTTAACTGCAACTGCTTCAACTGCAGCGAACCCAGAAACGATTACTTTATCTAGTACTGTAGGTTTAGCACAGTTTGGATTTGTTAATATTGATAATGAAACTATTCAATATGGTGGAATTAGCGGTAATGATTTAACTGGATGTATTCGAGCTGTAAATAATACTACACTAGCAACACATGCTATTGGGGCTAAGATTTATGTAAATAATTTACCTACTGTTAATGTATGGCCAACACCTGAACAAAGTAATTTTTATCAATTTGTATATTATAGATTAAGACGAATTCAAGATGCAGGTAATGGTGTTAACGTAGAAGATATTCCGTTTAGATTTATTCCTGCTATGGTTGCAGGCGTAGCCTATTATATGAGTATGAAATTGCCAAATGTTGATCCTACTAGAATTCAAATGTTAAAAGCTGACTATGAACAACAATTTCAATTAGCAGCTGACGAGGATAGAGAAAAGGCAAGCGTTAGGTTTGTACCTCGTGAAATGTTTTACCACGGGTAATTAAATGCCAACCGCATATGAACGAACTAAAGCTTGGAGATTAGCAAATCCTAAAAAGGTTAAAGAACAAAATAAAAGATATGCTAAAAAACATCCAGATATACTAGTAGCAAAAACTATTAGATGGAAAAAAGCTAATCCAGAACGCGCAGCTGAAGTATCTAGAAAAACTAGAACTAAAAATAAATATAGAATATTAGCAAATAAAGCTAAATATAGAGCATCAAAAAGAAATAGAACACCTCTATGGGTATATATTGATCATTTATGGCTAATTAAAGAAGCTTATAGTTTAGCAATATTAAGAACTAAACAGTTTGGATTTATATGGCATGTGGATCATAAAATTCCTTTGAATGGAAAAATAGTTTCAGGGCTTCATGTAATAGAAAATTTACAGGTTATACCAGGATCAGAAAATTTATTAAAGAATAATAAATATGCCAACCAAATACGCTAGCGCCAAAAATTCGATTGCTCAATGTGATCGATGTGGATTTAGATATAAACTAAAACAATTAAAACGCTTAGTTATTAAGACAAAAAATGTTAATATACTGGTATGTCCAGAATGCTGGGAACCAGATCAGCCACAATTATCATTAGGTCTTTATCCAGTTCAAGATCCACAGGCTGTACGTAATCCACGTCCTGATTTAGGATATTACCAATCTGGTTTAAATGGATTACAAACTATTGTTCAAACAGGTCCATTACAAAGAGAAACAGGCGTACCGTTATTAGGTAGCCGAGTTATTCAATGGGGTTGGAATCCTGTTGGTGGTTCAAGATTAAACGATGCTGGATTAACGCCTAATGATCTAGTAGGAATAGGTAATGTAGGCACAGTAACAGTATCAACAACATAAGGAGAAGTATATGGGATTCAGAGCAGCAGCAGACGGTATTACTAAACAAGGTAAAACTAAAGGTCGTAACTTAGGTGACGACGGCGCTAGAGTAGCTATTCAAAATGGTCCAAAAGAATCAGGTAGCAAAGGTGGTAAAACTAATGCTGACATGAAAACTATGGGTCGTGGTATGGCTAAAGTTGCAGCACAAAAAAAGGGGTAATAAAATGGCTAAAAACGATTTTCCAAAACCAACACCAGAAGCACCTTATCCATTAGGTCACGCTAAAGAAAACAAAAACGCTAGTGATTACACTGGGTTTAAATATCCATCAGGTGGTACTGGTGATGATCTTAATGTTTATAAACAACCGATGCCTAATCCAAATGGTACAGACATTGGGTTTTCTCAAGATCCTAATAAGTTAAAAGCTCAAGACCTTAATAAGGGTACTGGTACACAACGTGTAAGTGCTGGAGATCCAGGATCTAAAGTTATTAATAGACATGGTGAAAAAACTATGCGTGGTTATGGTGCAGCTACTAAAGGCATCAAAACAAGAGGTCCGATGGCGTAATGAACTACGCGCAGTTAGTTGCAGAAATACAAAGCTACACCGAGAATATATTTCAGACAACAGATATAAACACGTTTATAACTCAAGCTGAACAACGTATATATAACTCGGTGCAACTCCCTGCGCTTCGAAAGAACGTAACAGGTACTATGACTACAGGTAATAAATATTTAGCGATGCCTAGTAATTGGCTTGCTACATTTAGCTTAGCGGTAATTAATGCAAATAATGAGTATTTATATTTACTTAATAAAGATGTAAATTTTATTAGACAGTCATTTCCAGATACAGATTCAGAGTATTATGGCGTGCCTCAATATTATGCAGTGTTTGATCAAAATACATTTATATTAGGACCAACACCCGATGCTAGTTATAGTTCGGAACTACATTATTTTTATTATCCAGAGTCTATTACGACTGCAGGTACATCTTGGTTAGGTGATAACTTTAGTTCTACTTTATTATATGGCTCATTGTTAGAAGCATATACTTATATGAAGGGCGAACAAGACATTATTAATCAATACCAAAAACGATATGATGAAGCTATGATTCTATTGAAACAACTTGCTGATGG